CGCCATGGGAAAACCAGAACAATAAACCTTGCTGCCCAGTGGTACCTTGGCCGGGAGGCAAGCCGCAAGCTAATTGGCGCAAGCTATAACGAAAAATTATCACGGCGTTCTTCTAAGGTAATTCGCAATGATATCGGAGAGCAAAAAGCGTCTAAAGACCGCGCTGTTTTTTCTGATATATTTCCGGGCGTCGAGCTGGCCAGAGGTTCTGCCACAATTGACTTGTGGCAAATAGAAGGCAATGAAGAAGACAACTATCTAGCGACCTCCCCAGAAGCTACCGCAACCGGGTTTGGTGCAGACATAATAATCATTGATGACTTAATAAAAAACGACTACGAAGCAAACCACAGAGGAATATTAGACGACCACTACACATGGTTTACCGACACAATGGTTTCGCGTATGGAAGGCATGAGGAAGCTTGTGCTTGTCATGACGCGGTGGGCTACCAAGGACTTATGTGGGCGAGTTATTGCACTGTATCAATCGCAGGGCCGTAAAATACGAATAATATCCAAAAAGGCATTTGACGGCTATAAAATGCTTAATGAGCAACAGCTTGACAAACGCGCCTATGACAATTTGATGCAAACAATTGGAGAAGATATTTTCCGCGCCAACTACGACCAAGAACCAATTGACCTAAAAGGTCGGCTTTACAGCGAGTTCCCAACAACCACCGAGAAGCACAATTTCAAGCTCATCCGTGCTTATTGCGATATTGCCGACAAGGGCATGGATTTTATTGCGAACGGCGTTCATGGCGTAACCCACGGAGACGATCCGGACGCATACATGTTAGATGTGCTTTACACCCAAGAAGATATGGACACCTCCGAGGATAAAATAGTGCAACAGTTGTTAGATTTCGATGTCGATGAAATGATTTTCGAAGAAAACTTTGGAGGTCGGGCTTGGAAAAAGGTATTACAAACAAAATATAAGGCTAAAGGCGGTACAAAGTGCAAATTTAAGACATTCCATCAAGACCTAAACAAAGAAGCAAAAATATTGGCACAAGCATCCACTGTGACCCGCAAAATCTTCATGCCTAAGAATTGGAGGCAAAAATGGCCACGGTTCTATACGGATGTTACGGAATATCAGCGGGCAGGGAAAAATGCGCACGATGATGCACAAGACATGCTATCGGAAATCAGCTTAAGGCTTAAAAAGGGAAGGTTTGTGACCGTCTAAGGGAGGGCAAGCACAATATGACTGTAACTATAGGCGATATGCAGAGTGCCCGCTCCCTGCCGGATTTCATCCAAAAAACCGTAAATGATTGGCTGGGCTCGCCTAAGTACGCCAAAATAAAGGAAGCGAGGCTTTACTATTCCGGCGAAAACCCCGTGCTAAAGCGCAGGTGGAATCGGATTGCACTTGATACCGGCGGCGTCATTGACTTAAGGCCCCGACAAAACATCTACAGTAACTTTTTTGGACGAATGACGAAACAGTTTGCCGGACGATTACTTTATCACGATGTTGCTTTTGATGATGACGCAACGCTTCTGAAAATGGGCACAAGCTTCCAGCGGTCAATCCGGCAGATTGCCCGTGATGCATATATTTGTAGCTTGTCATGGGGGTTTTGGCAAAGAGACAACATAGTTCATATCCCAGCCGATAGCTTCATCCCGATTGTGGACGACACAACCGCAGAAATGCTGGCAGGGGTGTATTTTTGGCAACTTGACGAGAATAGGCCATGGAACTACCAGCTATTTGAGGTGGATGGCGTCACGACCTGGGGGCAAGCAAAGCAAGGCGGGAAGCTAGAAGAAAAGACCGGAAAAACTCCGTATCGATATAAGGAATTTAAATGGCGTAATGGTCATCGGGCTATAACTGGCATTGAAAATTACGCCGAGCTTCCAATCAAGCCGATGTATGCAAATCCAGACAAAACGACGGAACTCTCTTTGCCTATTAAGACTAAAATCAACGCCTACGACTTATTAAACACATTTTATGCTGATGAGTTTTTACAATCAAAGTTCATTTACTGGCTGATTTCCGGATATTCTGGTGATGCTGAAGAGCTCATAAAAATACGAGACACTGCACGAAAGCTGGGCATAATAGCCGGTGGTGAAGACAGCAGCCAGATTACACCACAGACGCTAGAGCCGCCTTACAACGCACACGAAAAAATAATGCAATCCTTAGAGCGTGAAATATTCCGGGATGCGATGCTATTTAGCCCGGAGGATTTAGCGGGCAGCAGCTCCATTGCGACAGCAATTAAGGCCGGGCAATATCCCGAGGATATCAAAGCTAAGGACTTTGAACATGAAATAGAACAGTTTGTTCGTGGGGTTATGCAAGTCGCTGGGGTGGAGTCAAGAGCCGTTACATTTACGCACTTCCGGCTCCTGGACGAGGAGAGCATTACACGGCGGTTGGTTATGTTGTTTAATATGGGCGTACCGATTGAAGAAATTATTAAATATGAGCCACTTCTCCAGGATAGGCAAAAGGAGATTGCCGATGCCATTGCACGGCAGGGGCTTGGATATATGGAGGGCGGAAATGAACTCAATTAAACTAAGCCAAGAAGACTTGAAATGGCGCACTGACTGCGATGTCCGCACTATTGAAAGCTATATGGAGCTTTGTGCTGACGAAGAACGCAATAAACTGGCGTATGACGCCCTGGCAGAAAAAAAGGCAAATATCGAAACAGTACTGGCAACCGCCGCTGCGAATAAGGCCATGAATGCGGCTATTAGGGGCCATGGGCAACCAAACAAGTAGCACCCTGCAAGACCTTGACCAATATCTGCAATCCATCTACAGCACCGCCGCCAATGATATAGCCAGCCAACATGGCGAAACATTGCAGCAGATTGCAGATTACGATGAGGCTCAATACAGTTACATCCAAGACGAACGGCAACGCCGGATGCAAATTTACATGAGTGTTTTGCAGAATGAGTCCGCTGCTTTTTGGAAAATCGCTGCAATCATTGCCGCCGCCGGGCTGGTTGCCTGTAATCGTATACGGGATGCTAGTGCAGTAACCTTAGAGCAGAGCTACCGCCTCACAATAGGCGGTTTTCAGCAACAATTAGGCTCAAATGCTCCCCAGTGGTGGAATTATCTGCCTCGCGAAGAGTTGCGAAGCCGTATACAGGAATCCGCATTTACACGGGTTGCCTTTAATCGGCTCGGATATGATTCCAACCTGGCACAACGGCGAATCATGCAACGGCTACGAACTCAAATGATGGGCAGCATTCTTGCGGGCGAAGGCGTTGACGGCTTAATGGCTCGGGTTCGTGCGATAACCCGCTCCAGCTATTACGACGCCCGCCGGATAACCCGCACGGAATTGATGCGATGCGCCAACCAGGGGCGATATGAGGCCGCACAGCAAGCTTATCGTGACTATGGTATCCGTGCCCGGAAGATATGGATTCATACGCCTACGGCTATCACGCCTAGAGATGACCATATAGCCATGAATGGAGTTGCGGCGGGGGAGGACGGCTATTTTACGCTTCCTAATGGGGAGCGGGCACTATATCCGCTTGACCCGAATTTAAGTGCGGAGCAATCTATACACTGTTCATGCACTTTCGTTTGCGAGGTGATTCTATAGCGAAACAAGTCAAATTTGTCGATAACAGCGCACAGGTCAAGCGAGAGGTCAGAAAGTTAATTGGCAAAGCATTGACTGCCATAGGAATAGAATGGCAGCGGATTGCCACGCTGGAAATAAATGCACAACCTCAATTCAGAGACAATGCCATTATAGGTCAGGGCGCAGTTGATACCGGCTTAATGAGAGCTAGTAATGAATACCGGGTCAATGTAAGTGTTGCTGAGGTTGTGGTGGGAAATAGGCTTCGATACGCCCTCTATGTTACGTATGGTACCTATAAAATGCCGCAAAGGCCGTGGTTCCAAAATTCCATTTTGAATTACACCAAGGAATACGAAAATATAACAGTTCGAGTGTTCAAGGCAGCCTAAATGGCGGCTTTATTTTTCACAATATCAGCCGCCTTCCGGGGCGGTTTTTATGCGCAACATCCGCCCAAGTTGCCCAGGCGTTAAACCCGGCAATCATCACGCAGAGCTGAAACTGCGTCAAAAAATCGTATGATGGAGGATTCGCACATGGAAAGAGAACAGCTCATAGCAATGGGGTTAGACAAAAAACAAGTCGATGCAATTATGAAATTGCACGGCCTCGGCATTAATCCGCTGAATACACAAATAGCGACATTGACGGCGGATAATGCCAGGTTAACAACAGACTTGGAGGTGGCGCAAGGCGAGGTCACTTCAATAACCAACACCTACAATAATGACCAGGAAAGCTATAAGGCCAAATACGAGACTGCTGAAGCGGCACGTATTCAGGCAACAAAAGACCATGCTAACGAGGTTGCAGCCCACACCGCAACCAAAACAGCCCACGAAGCCGAAAAAACCAATGCCGCAATCGACACAGCTTATACGGAGCTTCTTGCATCAAGCGGCCTGCGCCCTGACCTCATCCCGAATGAGTTAAAGCTTGCTAACCGGGAGTCACTAGCTTTAGACGACAAAGGCAAGCTCAAAGACCCTGACAAGGTTTTGGCCGATGCCAAAACTAGATGGCCTAAAGATTTTGCTGAGGAAAGAGAGGGCGGAGTCAGTACATTTAGTGCGGGTGGCAGTGCCTTTATGCAAAGCCCTCCGGCAGCGTCGACCCAAAAGGAAGGCGCAAACAGCGCAATAAACGCTATGCTTAGGGCTGGGAGAACGGGGGCCGATGAATAAAAGGCCACCGCAATTCACAACGCCAATAGGAAAGGATAGATAGTAATGCCAGATGAAAACACAATGATAACACGCAGTAACGCAGCGGGGATAATTCCGGAGGAGGAAGTACTAGGCTTAATCAGTGGCGTTCGCAAGGCCTCTGTTGCAATGCAATTGATGCGCCGCCTCCCCAACATGTCAACTAAAGTTGGTAAGATGCCAGTACTATCCTTATTGCCGCAAGCCGACTTCGTAGATGGCGATGCAGGTATGAAGATAACCACTAATGCTGCATGGGAGAAAAAGCAGATTGTAATTGGCGAAATAGCCGCTGTTGTGCCCGTGCCGCAGGCCGTGCTAGACGATTCAAGCTATGACATATGGGGCGAAATTCGCCCGTTGCTGATAGAACGCTTTGGGCGTGTGTTTGATAGACAAGTGTTTATGGGAGGCAACCCCAAAGCTCCTGCGGAGTGGCCCAAGGGGCTTATCCCGCAGGCAATTGCAGCAGGGAAGTCCGTAGCTCTTGGAGCAGGCGTTGATGTCTTGGATGACATTAATAGCCTGTTTGCTCTTTTAGAAGATTACGAATACGATGTAACAGGCCTCGCTGCTCAAAAAAACTTGCGGGCAAAGCTTCGCAACCTTCGAGATGCAAACAATAATTTCCTATTTGGAAATCCAACCAGCGGCAGTGACAATAACCCGTACGGCATACCCGCACATTATGTTGGGCGCGGCACTTGGAATAGGGTGTCGGCAATAGCTATCGCCGGAGAATGGGATAACGCCGTATTTTCAATAAGGCAAGATATGACCTTCCAGATTTTTGACACGGGTGTAATTTCTGATGAAGAGGGCAAGGTGGTTTACAACCTTTTGACCCAAGACATGGTAGCCTTAAGGGCCGTATTGCGCCTTGGCTGGCAAGTTGCCAATCCGATTGATATTGACCG